TCCAACGAGATGTGACGATCCACTATCAATCAACGTCTGCAGATAACTCGAAGAGATCTGGGCGGGCGTTCGAGCAATGTCCCAGATCCTCGATTCGAACATCATCCCCTCAAAACCCTGATATGGATCGGGCTTGTTTTGATTAAAATCGGCCCCGATCATGTAGCCGGGACCCAGGAAAGCCGACGCTGTCGCGATGCTTCCAGTGTATGGACGCATGACATCGAGGACACCGTTGACGAAGAAGGATGCCGATCCGTTTCCGCAAGTCAATGCGACATGCTGCCATTTTCCGAGCTGTATGACGGTGGAGCCCGTCAGTAAGGTCTTGTTGTCGGTAAATGCCAGGGCACCCGTGGATCCTGTGATGAAGAATTTCCAAGAATCAGGAACGCTGATCAGTGTATTCAGACCTACTGGATTCAGTGAGGCGCTCATTCCCAGCGCTGTCCCAAACAGATCATGTATTCCTGCGATCATCGTCGGCTTAATGAAAAACTCGAGCGTGAATGAGCTCGTGGCAGTCGACGGAAATGAGGAAAAATTCACATATGAAGCAGGATTCTGATCCGGATCCAATATGAAATCGTAAGAGTGAAAGAACAGTGACCTGTAGTCGTAAGAGCAAGTAGAATACAGCGGATTTACTCGAGAGTAACTGTTATACAGGAGCTCGATCGGACGAAAGTGTTCCTCGTACCAGTTATTAGCATCGATCGATGTCAGCCCTGGAGAGGGAATGTTCTTGACAAGAACATTCTGCACAGATCCCGTCGCAGGATACGAACCAGATATCTGGACGACTCGATCGATGCTATGGGTGTCTAGCTCATCGATCGGAAAGATCGCAAGTCCACTCTGGGGAAAATCGCCCGATTTCACGTCAGTCCGAGATCTGACTCCCTCATACAGGCTTATCGAGCCTGAGACTCCGGTGTTTCCGTGCCATCCGATCGGACTTCCACCGATGAATGTACCTGAGGCTAAGACTATCTTGGGAGACGCGTAGATCGTCGAATGCAGCACCTCATTGCTGCCAAACTTGTGATAGACTCCCATGGAGTTCTACGATCAATAATCGAGACGGACTCTGAACGTCGCCTCCGTGTCAGGAGACTTCGTGATCGGCTTGTTCACTTTTCCGACAGCGAGAAGGTTATCGTTAGCGTCGTACAATCCGACTGTCGTGATGTAAGTACGAGTCTGAAGGATGTTGCTTCCCGATGTCACCCTGATCCTCTTGTCATCATCGACGAACGTGGAGTTGCTGGAATAGTTGAACTCAGAGTTGGTCGCTCGACAAAAGTATACTGTCGAGTAGAGGTTCGTCTGATTGTGAAGGTTGATCTTGTCGATATGCTTCCGGAAACCATCGACGATCTGATTGATCGAGCTCGAAGATTGACTCTCGATGAGAGTCTTGGTGCCCGACCACGCTGTCGAGACGGGCCAGGTCAAGTTATCGGAAAGAACGATGATTCCTGAATTGTACCAAACTTGTCCCACCTCGCTTCCTGTTCCATTGAACTTGAGCGGGGCAAAATCTCCGCCCAAGTTTTGGGAAAAGGCCGCGACGGCTCCATCATCGCTGGCAGTGAACTGAGATGATTGACCGTTGATGATGACCTGGACAGAACCTTTCTTGATCTCGTCCTTCTGGATGCCTCTCTTGATGAGGACGAAGAAGCACTCAGGACTGCTCACCTGATTGATCGTGAATTGAGAATCGGGATCTCCCAAGAGAACAGAAGCCATCTCTCGATATACCTTGATCTTCTCATTCTGAGAGCTGCTCGGAGTGATCGCAAGATTGAACGTTGAACCTGTCGAATATCCGTATGTGAGATCAAACAACGGAGTGCTCAATGAGCTCGTCGGAGAAGAATCGTACGATGTCTCGAAATATCCTCCGAGATCAGTTCCCGCAGAGGCAGAGGCGATGTTCTTGAAGAACTTGACGTTCAAGTCATTCGAAAAGATCGATCCCGAGATGGAGACGACCTCGTTGACAGATGAGACGAGAGACGCGATGTCTTTTGCCTGATCAAATGTGTTGAAGCTCACTTTTCCTCCCTTAGCTCGTTGCGAACTCGATGATCGACACAGGAATCGAGACATTCATTCCGGACTGTTGTCCGGACACGCTGATCCTGGTCGGAATGGTTCTTGGCTTGACCACGTTCGCTCCGACCAGAGTGTCAAAGGTCTCAGATGTCAGTGTCTGAACCCTGATGTTGAATTTGCACTCGGTTCCTCCCGCTGATGTCTGCAGACCAGGAGCAGCCGGAATGATGTATTTCGCAGTTCCAAAAGGAGTGATCGAGACAGGTGTCTCTTGAGCGATCATCAGCAGATCATTATCGAGCTCGATAGAGTAATTCACGTCGATGATCTCTGCAGGCAAGATAGTCTGAGAACGAGCGATCTCCTGGCTGACCGTCACATCGACACCTCCACCGACAGAATCTGTCTGCTCTCTGAGAGAGACGCTCGATGGATTTGAGACCATAGTGGGAAGGAACTGCAGACGGGAGTTTCTGATCGTCACGAGTGGACTTCTGAGTGCCACGATCTCATTCGTGAATGCCTCAAAGATCGGAGTGTCCAAGATCTTTCGATCTTTTGAATCTGAACCGGTGAGTTCGTTCCAGAACCTATAGTCGATCTCGTCATCACCGAAACGAAATCTGACGATTGAGAAACTACCATCATTTCGAGCGAGCCTCTCCCGACCCTCGTCTGTGAGGACGGCGTCAATGAAGATCTCTCCGCTGTTATCCATGAATCCCATTCGTGTAATTCCTCCTAGGTTCAGATCAGATTCAATATCTATGTTATCTAGATCAAATCTCTCACTTATTGACCGATAAGCGGAAGAGAATGAAATGGATCGAAAAGTCCCGGATCGTTTCCAAAGCTGTGAGGCGGAATGTATATTCCGGACTCGATCGTATTCACCACTCCCTGCTGATCTTCATAGTCAACTTCTAGATTGAGATCGATCGTCTCTCCTGTATCAAGCGACTGTATCCTGATTACGTGTTGCTTTGAATTTATCGGACTTGATCCCTTACCTTCTCTTCCGACAAACACTCCCTTAGCCATGGAACGAGTCATGAGATCCTTGCTCGGAGGAGGGATCATGATGACCTCAACCATCGTCTTCTTGAATGGATAGACAGAGAAAGATCCGAAAGCAACGACATCTACACCCTTGCATGAGATGAATTCCACGGGATACTCACCGTAGACCTTGCTGTTCTTGTTCAATCGAGCAGCCAATTGCTCGCAGAGAGGAGAGACTTCGTTATGTCGAGAGACACAATATGCCGAATAGACATAACGAAGTCTACTATCTTCGAAAAATTCAACGGCAGTATCTTCGAAGAAGACATTCTGAGCAGAGAATTTGGGACCGATAGCTGTCCAGAGAGTGAGATCATTTCCTGATGAATCCTGTACTTTCCTCAAGATCCCTATCGTGTAGATATCTCTTTGGGGATTGTCGGGAAGCTTCAGTGTGACGATCACTTTTTTCTTCTTAGAATCAGTTCGAATAGAGAATTCGTCAGGAGGAGCGGGCGGCTGGATGTCTATGATCTGACCATATTCCCAACTCAAGTTCCATGCGGAACCAAAATAAGAACTCTTGCTGGGAGCAGTCATCGATGTCTGACTTGACGGTGAACTAGAATTTGTCGGATCCACTCCATCTACACTCACGTTAGGAAGGTGGGTCCATCTCACGATAGATCTGATCCTATAGCGATAGACCCCACCGTACTTGACCTGTGTATCGATGAACTCAAATGTCTTTCTATCAGGTACTCCGATCGTGTCGACAAGCTCAAAATTTCCCGCGTCAGAGAGAGAATATTTCTCAATGACATATCCGACGTAGGAGAGGTCTGCCACTCCTGACGGGGTAGAAAACATCGGAACTATCGACTTCCTGAGAATCTCATTAAGAGACGAGGCGTTCAGCATCTCCAGATTGGGCAGCATTCCTGCGATGGCGACCATAGACTCGACATGGTGAGGTTGAGTCATTGTCGAGACTCTCGTCTCACTGATAGCACCTCCTATCGAGAGATCGACAAATGTCGCTTTTATCTGAGCAGAGTGTTTCATGCTCGTCGACGGAGCGGGCTGGACGAGGTTTTGTGCGAGTGAGATGAATGGAATCGGTTGGTGACTCTTATTCGTGACAGAATTGACGACCATCGACAGGGACGGAGAATCGGGAACCTGACCATGGATCTGCAGTTCTCCTCCAGTGAAAGGACTCTTGTGGACAGAGAATCTTTGATCGAACGTGTCAGATCTGAGTTGTTCATCTTTAGCGGGAAGCTTTGACGATCCGATATCTGTCGCTCCCAGCACCCCGTTCGTCAACTGATGGACGTTGGAAATCACCTCACTCAATGTAGTTCCCTGATTATCGTGATTCCTGAGAAAGGCGACCTCATCGAGCCGTTGGATCGGATCCACCTCAGAGAGGGATTGATATGTATCAAGTCCCGACGCATGTAGAGGCATCTCGATGATCGAGTTGATGACTCCTGGATTCGTATATCCATTCGCCAAGGAACTCATGACGAGAGGAAAATTCTCAGGCTGCATGTGATCAGGAGAGAAAGTGACTCCGTTGATGTTCGATGTAACATTCTGGCTCGGATTAGGTGCAGCTGGACGCATGCGTGTGGCACCTGGATCGAGCACAGGAAATAGATCGGGTGCCGGATCCCATGAGATCTTCACATATCGTGGAACGCTGTCGGGATCCCTATCTCCAAGCTCGTCATGATCATTTGTCAACTCATCATCTGTCCAAAAATTATAGACAGGAGTGACTTTCAAATTGAAATCGTTGAACAAGGTCTCAAAAGGAGCCTGTGACGATTCTTTTGAGAAGATCTCAGGAATGACATCAGGAACAGCTGCAACAGGTCCAGAGGAAGGAAGTGAGGGAAGCCACGTTGAAATAGGAGCCTGGGTGACAGGTCCGTTCGGAGGAATCGAGGCAGCCCCACGAAAGGGAACGGGAGAATTAGATGAGGCAGGTGGAGGGTTCTGGGAAGGATTGACGAGGACGTTTATGTCGACGTTGAGTCCTGAATCAGAACTTCCGATGAAAGCAGAGCTGCCTCCGATCGAAAATGGGTGATCGTTCGTCGTTCCTAGACCTTGAAATAATTTTATCGACATGTGATTATCACGTGGGTGCGACCTTGCTCAGTCCGATGTCTGAAAAGATCCTGATTGTCCTGATCATGTCGCTTATTCCATCGAACGTCGTCAGATCAACGATGTGAGAGTTTGAGCTGCCGAGTGAACTCAAAAAACGATCAGATGAGTTCAAAGCAGCTGTCTGCGGAGCTTCATTGAAGTTCGCCGGTATCGAAAATTCAGAAGGTGTCGATTGAGCCTGTGATGGTACTTTTGACAGACCTGTCGCGAGGCTAGAGACAAATGAGGCATCAGACATGTTCAAGAGGATTGACAGGTTGCTTGCCAAAGAATCTAAGTCAAGAGTCGCAGTCTCTGGATCGATAGCAGAGGATATCGTTGTCAGTATCTGATTTCCTCTTGTCGAAGTGAACCTGCTGGCATTAAGACCCAGGATCGATGACTGTCCACCGCCCAGGAAAAAAGAGATTCCCGTCTCCAAGATTATCTCTTGGACGACCTGACTTATTCCAAACTGTACAATCGATGACTGGACATTCGCGATGATGTCGTTAAAGTTGTTGGGAACGACGAACTTTTGTCGATCCATCTGTTGAAAGATGAAAAGGAGGTCTGCTGTCAGATAGGAGTACTTTCGTGTACTGTCAGCATCGTCTCCTCGAGATATTGATTGTCTCACGTTCAATCCAGCCAACAACCAATCGTACTGACTGCTTCCCAAGAAAAACTCTGAGAGAAACGGGTACGGACTGACAGATGTCGTCGAGACACTTCCCGAGTTCGCGAAACTGACGATCATGCTACGAATGGAATCTTTCTGGACGCTTGTCAAGTTGGCAATCGTGCTACCTACATTGAAGATCGAATCGTTCGGCTGCTTTGAGATCTGATAACACTGGACAGTGTATTGGTAATACGCATCACTCTTCGTCGTAGAGTCAAGGAAAGCAAAGATCGATTCGGGATTGACAGTGTCGTAAAATCCCAAGATCCAACTCTTCACATAGTCCTCTATCTGTACGTACTTTGACGAGATATCATCATTTGAGAATGAAAAGCTGACCTCTTCAGAGGTAAAGATGTCTCTTCTCTTGATGATGTAACCTGAGGCATCAGGCACCCTCTTCCATGCGACGACACTTCCTTCCACTCGCCCAGAAGGAGAATATGAGGAGATAAACAGAATCTTCGGAATCCTATTTTTGAAGTCTAATGGAGACAGCAACGGAGAGAAGATGTTCGAGTTCTCAGACACCGGACCACCCGCTCCAGCCACGGCTGCAGGAACAAAAGACAGAAGACTGACAGCGTTGTCTCCTGAACCTCCAAATCCTCGTAATGACATCTCAACAGACGAGAGCTGGACCACATCCTGAGACTGCGGGATGGAGGCAACACCTAATCTTGATTGTTTTCGGATGAGATTGAGACAGAACGTGATGTCGTTCCCAATCGATTGAGCATCCGAGTCGCTCAGACTGATATTTCCACCAGAGACACGGCGAGAATTCAACGCGGATATCTTCAAGAAAGGATTGCTCGGAAGAGTGAAATTCGCACTCTGCGGAGATGAATACAGAGTGGCGATCCTGTTCATCATATCGAACACGTGGTTCCTAGCATCCATGATCCCGTTCAAGATCACTGTTGAAACGTTCGATGAGCTGCTCGGATTCTTGGTCACGAGAGTCGTGGAACTCGACAGGGCAAGAGAGGCAGCATCGGAAGGACTTCCGAGAAACTCAGAGGCCCTTGCACACTTACCAAGGTATTCCAACCCCAGGTTAACGGGAGGTTCTCCGACAGCATCGGCTATATCAACGATCACGCTGGTATTGATCGGAAGACCTGCTGAAGACATTTAGATGACGCCCTTTTGGACAGTGGAAAACGGAGATGAAAATCCAGGAACAAGAGAATACGATGATGACTTTTTCACGATGCTAGAGTCTATAGTGCTGACAGAAGGTGAAAAATTCGAGAAGAGATCCTGTTTCTCATCATCGCTCAGGATCGATGCCTGCTTCCTCTCGAATAGATCGCTCGTGACCTTTATGCCTCGATATGCCCAATCAGAGATTGAGTTCCCGTCAACGGAGACAGACTTGATCCTATAGACATAGGAGTTTCCAAAAGCAATCTGTGTGTCCATGTAATGATGCTCTCCGAAAACAGGAGAGGTCATCCGATCATTGTCTGTCGTACGTGAGCTGAACCTGCTCGATTCCCTGAAGACAGTTCTAAATTGCTTGAAGTTCAACTTCTGAAAACTCAGAGGATTCCTGGAATTCAACCGAGCAGCGGCAAAATTGTTGATCTCTGCACGCTCGATTTCCCAGTGATCTATCACTCCCGAATCGATGTCAGTGTCCCATCCCAGCATCACGTAAAATGGTCTCACGCGACTATCAGAAGGTCTCGCTCTGAAGTTCAAGGGTGTCTTGACAGGAGCTTCCAACGAGACCGAGAATGGAAAGCTAGAATTGGAGATGAAAGCACCCGATGAGAATGCTTGGACGCGGTACTGATACGATCTGTTCAGGTTCAGGTACTCTGGACGGAAATTTGGAGCCTGACTTCCTGACTGACTGATCGGATCGAAGAATGATGCACTATCGATCATGGGAAAATCTTCCCAATGATCGAGATCAGACCTCCTTCTCGAGATCTGAAAGAGAGTCCTGATCGAGTTGGCAGACAAGGTATCCCTGTTTCCCAAAAGATCCTCAGATGAAAGGTTCACATTTCCATCGATCCACTTGAGAGAAACTCCAGAGATCGACCCAGATCCATCATGGATGATGGTCCCGCTCAAGTTCAATGGAGAATTCACCACTGTCTGATTGTTGATGAAGATCTTACGAGAAAACTCAAAAGGAGTCCTGTTCCCGAACCGATCGACTCCGAAAATCTGGTACTGATAGGTGTGATCTATCTGTACAGTGCTGTCAATGAAGACTGTGTCTGAATCCTGTCTCTCGAACATCCCGTTCCATGTCTTGTTTGAATCATCGGAGAGGTGAACTCCCTCGAATCTCTTCCTATCCTGCGGACTGCGCGGATTTCCAGAGATCAGTTCGTTGACCTGCCTTGGAGGGGTGAACGCGTGCTGTTTCGTTGTGAGATTTCTCCGAGACAAGAATAGAGATTCAACCCGATCATCATCACACCTGAACAGAAGTCTGCAGTTGCCTGTTGAGACATCGACCTCTGCAAGCAAGACGGGCTTTCTCAACTGCACTGACTTTCCCGATTTATCGGGAACGAACACGCTCACCTGTCTAGGAGCCTCAGACTTGTTTCCGAAGACATCGACCGAATATACTCGGTACTCAAAACTCTTTCCGACCTGTACTGTCTTATCGTAAAACGTCCCTCCGATGGAACCCCCGATATTCACTGCCTCTCCGATCTGTATGAAGCCATTCTGCATACGATTTGAAGAGACAACATTGGTTGAAAAACCAGAAGCATCAGAGATCACGTTTGAGATCATAGAGACGTCCTCTCTCTCTCCGATCTCTCTCCTGTATATCTCAAACTTCTCGACAAGCTGATCATCGACAGAGCAATTCAATGACACGAACTTATTGACAATCTGCGCAGTCACACTCTTTGGAAACTCAGGAATCCTCAATCCGTCAATGACGACCTGAACGATGCGCGAACGCACGCTCTCATTCATGTTCTTATCGACAGTGACAATGTAATACCGATACCCTCGACCATAGAGTATCGAAAAATCGTTATGCGAGTATTCGACGAAATCTCCAATCACCCTACCAGAGATCCTGCTAGGAGAGATGAAGGCAATCTGCTTGAAATCCTGACTGTTTCCAGGATTATCTGAGAAAGAAGTGCTACTGACATTGTTTTGGATCTGACGCAGTTGTCCCACACTGGTCCGAGAAGACATGACCATGTTAGATCCAATCCTGATCTGGTCGAGTTGTGTCCTTCCCAAAGATCCGGAATTTCTCAGTTGGATGTTTCGTAGAGAGAGGAGATCGTTTGCAACAGACCTATCAAGGGTCGAAAATTTTGTCGAATCAAGATATGGAGCTACATCCTTGACGATCCTCGTGTCTCCCACGACAGGAACGCTGACCAATTGAGGGATAGATCCCGTCGAATCAAAGTCTGTTCCTACTCTTACATTTCTAAAAGAATCGAGAGGAATGAGCTGACTCACTGAGTTGGGAACTCCGCTCTCTTCGAATTTCTTCTCCAAGATGCTCAAAGAATCGTCGTTCCGGATGCAGAACCTGTTCGAATCTGCTCTGATCCTCTCCATGCCGTAAATTGAGATCCTGGCAAGATCTCTGAACATGGGAGGATCGATGATCTCGGATCTAAAGATTCGGACGGCTTTTATGTCTCCGCTTGCCACGGCTGCACGTGGGAGACTGAAAGTGATCTTTCCGATGAATGAGTCGAGGACTCCGGCCTTCTTATCGATCTGCACTGAGATGTGATCGATATCAGAAATCGACGAATTGATAGGAGACCTGTTGTTTGTCTGCTGCTCAGTTGGAAGAAATGCACCTGTGGAACTCTTCACGAGACCCGGAATGACTCGAGAAATCAATTCAGACTGAGTCGAGTTCTCAGGAGAAGATCTCTTCAATGCGGAATCTGAAAAGACTCTCTGAGAGATGAGCAGATCATTTTGTGAAAAGGATGACTTTGTAGATGGAGCCTGAGCATTGGGTTGATTGACGATCGATGTGGGATCGCTCAGCATCTTTCGCGCGCTCTTCAAAGCATCTCTTGCGACAGATGAGATGGAGATAGCTGCAGAAGATAACGAGATCAGGCTGGAAGCACTCTTTACAATGTGACTGTCATTGGGAGTGACATCGTTATTCGAGACAGGAGGATTGACGACCTGATCTTTCGCGGTAAATTTTCGAGCAGAACTCCTCGTGGTCCGAGAAATGTGAGGATGAGACGAACCGATCGCGAGGTCAGTCCTCAGGTTTGATCTTTTTCTCGACATGATTACGGTTCCTTGAAGATAAGATCTTCATCGAAAGAGATCTGATTGCTAAGATCCCTGTTCGAACTTGAATCAGAAAATCCATCGCTGCCAGATGTCAGGACCTTGATCAGGAAACCATCAGACCTATGATCTGGAGGAAATCCATCATGACTAAGTGTGATGCTCTCTGCGGATGAATCAGACCTCACATAACCCCGATCGAACGGTCCTAGTTGCTGAGAGACGTTTCCCATCAGATCACGCTTGATAAGAAGATCAAACAGTTTCGATTGATCGACAGTGAGACTCAAGTCGCTGCCTGAGCTTGACACGAGCACCATCGTCGGTAAACGAGTCTGGCCGTGCGGCATGGTAAAGATCGGTTTTCTGACATTCGTGAGATCTTGACCCCTGTGATCTAACGGACGGTATCCCGTCACAGCCTCTGTGATCAGAGAGTTCTCGATCTGATCAGAAATCGAAGAACTCAACGTAGCAGAGTCCATGGTACCACTCTGTGAGATGTACGGAGTGTAATCAATCTCATCATCAAAAGGAGCCCAGTACATGAAATTCAGCTTTCCCAATGAGAGCTGAGATTTTCCAAGACCTGTCAAGATGAGATCGACAACTCGATTATTCTTGTCTAGAAAACCAGCCATCTGATAAATGGTCCCGTCTTTCGTATTTCGATCAAGAAGATCCCGATGTAATCACGTCGAATGAGTCAAGCAGGTCCGACGCTCTGTCGATAGATGTCTTAAAATATTGACTTCTGTTCAGCGTCGATCTCAGATCTTGAGCTGGAGATCCATTCTGAGATCTCCTGAGGACAAAGTCCAAAAAGTTTCGACTGTTAGAAATCTCGTCGTCGTCGAACGGAGAGAATGAAGGACTGACACCAGATCCGGATGAAAGAGGAATGTACGGCGTTCCGAATTCATTTTTCAAAAAGAATGACCTGGATCCGCTCAATGAACTTGACAAAGATCCCGTGATCTGAGAAAATACGGCGAACGAGTCTGATGCACGTCCCGGATCGTCTGTGATTCCGACAGATCGTCCGTACTCTTCTTTTTCCTTGACATACACGTAATTGATCCCTATGTCGAAGTTCGCCGTTCCTGAGATTATCGAGACTCTCCTGAACCCCGGACGCTGTGAGACGCTTCCACCTTTCGAGAATCTCCTTCCCTTTGATGGATAAAAGCTGTCTGTTCCTCTTCCCGTGTCTATGACGAACTCAAGACGAGCCTGACGAAACCAGATTCCCTTGCCGAAGTTCACGGAACCCGCATTCGATGACATCATCAGTCGCCACTTTCCGTGCACCTCAGTCCCTCGAAGACCAGGTCGAAAGCCTATGGTGTTGTTGGACGACAGTAGAGACGGAAAAGGATTCGGAGTGAGTGAAGGATCGAGGTAATCAAAGACCTTCCTAGAGTACACATCCTCAAGAAGAGGATACACTGGCTTGATCGTAACAGGTCCCAACTGAGAACCTGTCGTCGGAAACTCATTGACATTCGCAGATCCCCCTGGCCCACTGAGCCATCCGGGAGGAGGAGAGAGTCCCAATGAGGCAGTGAAATTCGTCGTCCCTGTGATGAATCCAGGCTTCACTCTGTTGTCGTAAAACCATGGGACAAAATTTCCAGCGACAGAAGTGTGATGATTCGTCAGTGAACCTGCGAAATTATCAGAAAAAGAAGGAATCGGATATCCCTCGATCGCATACATGACAGCGTTCGGAGCAGAAGCTGATAAGGCAGAGATGTTGTTCGTCGCACTTCCCAACAGTGATCCTGTCGATTTTCCTGGTCCCAACTCATCGGCTGATGCATAGAGACGATCCAGATGATGAGGATTCGGAACTACCGAATTATCGCAAAAGACAGTCCTCATATCCATGTCCGAATCCCAAGTAGCGTAGAAAGGATCGAACGAATCGGATTGAGATATGAATCCAATGACGGGAACTCCACCAGAGAATGAATATCCGATACTAAAATCAGAGGTGACTGTCCTTCCCTGCCAGAGTAAATATGAACTTCTCAAAAGCTCAGGAATGGCGACATTATGTCCACTATAAGGTGCAAATCCCTTAGCTTCCATACTGTTCCAGAAAGGATGGGCAGAATAAAAATTGACATTAGGAGATCTCAGAGCGAGAGAAATAGCTCCAAGTCCGCAAAGAGTCGGTGATGCTCCTATTCCCGACGTTCCTGACGACACACGGACATCATGAATGAACTCGACCCACACTCTGATATCTCTGATCTTTCCGTACTCAGCAACGTCAAAATCAAAGAATGCAGGAAAATCGATGCTTGTGTCAAAATATGAACCTGATGTCGCAGTGAAGAATGTCCTTCCAGGAACTCCAGAGCTACCGTTGGGATCAGCGTTTGGACCGTAAGTATACGGATTTGATTGAGAAACAGAGGCGGTCGGAAGATTGGCAGAAGCTGAGAGCTTGTATGTCAACTTCAAGAAACGCGACTGCTTCGAGTAGTATGAAGATGCCGAAGCAGGGACGGCGGTCATCTCTAGAGCAAGAGAACCCGATGAGAAAGTGTTGAGCCTACTGACCTCATGATCTGAGGACGAAAAAGGAGGGATGACGAATCCATCCTTACGACCGATCTGAAACCTAGTCCAAGAAGGAGGTGTCGCAAGCTGTTGCGGAAAAGATGCTGTCAAAGAACCAGAGATCCATTGATCGGGAGCTTCTCCCACATCAGCTCTCAACGCCTCTCCTCTCAGGAGACGAGAGTACAATCGTCGCTGAACCTTTCGTCGAATATTCATGCTTCCCGAGAGATCAAATGACGACGTCGGCGCCGCCATAAGATCTGAGCTCAGATCAAAGATCGAAACATTGTCAGGCATTGAAACTATCTCCGATGAAGCTCATGAGGACGGAGGCAAGAAGGGAGCGATTGAGGACGAGATCAGATTTGTGATCTTCTGATATCCCTGATCATTGGGAGTAAAACTTCCTGAAGTCACATCGGATGAATTCAGGTTCTCAAACACAGGAATGTATATACATGGTTTTCCTGCCATCGTCTTCGCGCTAAGAAGGGGCGGAAGGGCGGAAGCAAAATTAACAGTGGCAGTTTGAGCGGTGGAATTTCCATCATTTCTGGTCGGCAGACTCGCTACCAAACAAAGTTGGACAGAGTTCACGGCAAAACACTGATCGATCTGAGCACTTATGTCACTAATCATGAGTGATGCATCTCTGAATGGAGCGTCGTTACACCCCTCGAACAGAATGCAGATGTTCGGTATGAGATTGTTCACGTTATTTATCACAGTTGAAGTGACATCAGAGATGATCAGGCCCTGACCTCCTACGAATTGAGGCCTCGGTGTGTTTCCAGAGAGCATGTCTCCTAATGGACGAAGACTCCATGGTCTAAAGGCATTCCACAGCTGACCACGATATCCGAGAGAAAGGTATAGAGATCCCGATCCTCCGATTCCCACCGTCAGATCGTCTCCGCAGTACATGACCCGAGTACTCATCCTGTATCTATTCACGAAATAAGACTCGATCTGCGAAGGAAGTGGAGCTGCTGATCCTGTGTAGATGAGTGTCTCGACGATGCTTCCACTCATGAACCACTGCTCGAGTGTAGCATGTCCTCCCAGGGAAATACGATCAAGGGAACCTGATCCGACATTTCCCGACACCTGACCCGTGAAAAGTTTCGAAAGAGATCCTGAACCGTTGAAGATTCCTGTCACAATCTCCCATTGTCCAGCATCAGTATTCGTGAACTGACCCGTGTTCAATGTCGTAGATCCGACCAGGTTGATCGACTGTGTCTGAATCAAGAATCGAGAATTTGCAGATGAAAACAACGTAGAGAACGATGCTGTGTTTATATTGTTCTTGTAGAGCATGCCATACGTCCAAGGCATACTGCCCGTGCTTCCTGTAGGAAACGCGGAAGATCGCAACACATCATCGACTCCATCGAATCTCACTCCTGATTTTAGGTTCAACTGCGGGCTGTCGACGACAAGCCTGAATGTCGGACGCTTAGAACCGCTCGCCTGGGTGATGTTCGACGCGGTTCCCAAGGATCCTAGGTTCTTCCAAGTAGTGATCGACCCACTGTCAACGAGGGTCAAGTTGTTCTGACCATCGATGTTCTGAGCATCAAACCAGATGAAAGGAGATCCTGGAGGAGCGGACGATGTAACAGAGGAGGTGACCGGAGGAATGGGACCCCCTCCTGTGAAAGAGAAGACTGGATTTCCATATGCATCCACAGACCTCGCATCATAGTGCCTCAAGGAGGTTGGCACCTTGATTTTTCGAAGATCATTTCCTCTGAATACGACAACCCCCGAGTTATTCGAACGATCAGATGGATCGCTAGAAGGAGACATCACTCCATTGACATGAAAAATTTGGGAGCCGAAGACAACGACGTTATCGGCACGCCCGGCTGGAACATTGGCGAACTTTATCCCCCGAGCAAACTGCAACTTCTTGGGATTCGTGAATTGACTCATGTTCTTATGTAGACCTGGATGACACCTTCAGGTTGAAATGGAGCCTGCTGACGACGATAATTCCATTGCAACTTAGGACGCTCGAGCATGTGACTCTCGATGACGAACTCATCTCCCAAAAACACAGTACGAGCAGGAATGAGTCTCCTGACCATGTCGAGAAACGATCTGTCAAAAAATTCCAGCATATCAGAGAATACCCTGAAATTCAATCTTCCCTGCAGTCGTCTGAAGTAGTTGAATCTCAATATTTCGAGATCATGATATGTCGCTCTGAACCTGTTCACAGGAAGACCTATCGCAATATTAAAATCATCCATCGTCGAGATGATCTGAGATATGTCCTCGTTCAATGCATCGATCATACCAAACTCGAGAGAAAGGACCCTGTTATCGAGGAAAGCATCCCCCGGATCAGGAGACGACGAATCAAAGACTCTCACTTTCTCTTCGTTCCATCCCAGGTCAGGAGCTGCGATGTAGTTGTAATCAAGCAAAAATCGAGTGAACGGGATCGAATCGTGCAAGAATCCAGAACCTGTTCCCCACAGATTGTGGGCGCTGTAGTCGTAGATATTCGTAAAGCTTCCCGATCCATCGGCGGTCAGTCCCTCGTTCAATCTCCAGTGCAAAGCAAGATCATTTGACCCTTGAAACTCCTCTGTGCCGTAGCTCTGGAAGTTGAGAGCATGATCGTCGAGTTCAGCATCGCTTAGTGCTTGATTCCACACTCTCATCTCTTGAACCCACATCTGGGTTGGAGTCGATCCCGAGGCTCCCATCGTCATCGTTAGACTCAATGAACTAGAGATAGATCCAGAGACGATCGTCTGGGTCCTGAACCTCTTCGAGACAGCGTCATCGTCGATCGATCTCACATCGATGAAAAATGACGATGACGCTGGGTCTCTCAAAAATGAGACATTATACCACTCATTGTCAAATATGTTCGCCCCGGAAAGGATCACTGTCCCTTCTGAGCTAGACATGATCAGCGATCCTGTTTGAGATCCCAACGCATTCTTCAGAAATGACATCTGATAGGACTGGGAAGCATTCCCTTTGAGAGACCAGATGAGACCACCCGACAATGTCGCAGGCATCTCGAGTGTTCCCGTTGTCGGAAATTTCACACGTGATTCTACCGTGTTGAAAGATGATGAAAATGAAGGTGAGACGATATGAGATCCAGTGAATGAACCAGATCCCAACTGTACGGTAAACACACTCTTCTGAGAATTGATCCGATTTGTCGAAATCCCGACGATCGGTTTAAATCCAAACTCTTTCAATTTCACAAAGTTCTTATTGACCCCGTAAATCCTCAAGAGCGACTCGACGCTCTCTCTCGTTCCTTTTGTCTTGTAGAGATATACGAGATTGATGAGGGTCCTCTTCCAAAATTCGTTCTTGATCTGAAAGAGTTTTGTGTCTATCTCCCTGTTCGCTTCAGTGTTATGAAGAACATTTTTCCCCAAGATGTACTGGGAAGCATCAGCGCTCAGGAAGTTTGCCGTAAACTCCCAGCCGAATTGTTTTCCGATGTCTTCGAGCAAAGCATCGGGAGTCTGATCAAACTCTCCGTACTTGCTCCTCAAGACAAAGATCGTCTGATCTATCCTTGTCTTGATTTCATCAAAATTTCTAGCAAGTATGTAGATAAATTTCTCGAGAACGTCAGTGTTCTTCAGTTGTTCCAACTGAAAGAGCTGGCTAGGCAACATGCGTGTGATGATGTTGTCGTTCGATCGATCATAAGCACTCCCCGACGCTTGCTGAACTGAGATCAGCGCTTGGATCTCGGGAGAATCGAAAGAGAGGATGGGATCAGGATCTTCAAAAGGTACGAGAGATCCCGAAGCTCTCATCGCTGGATAATATCCGAAGATCCTTCCATTCAATCGGTGGCCCGAATAATCGAGAACGATATTGGAATTAGTGGGAGACGAACCTGTCTCATTGAACCTCCAGAGCGCGGTCAAGTTTCGCTGGGAAAAGATCTTGCAGTTGAAACTTGAGCTGATGTCGAATACGGAGAGCGGGACATTCCAGATCCTGACATTGTCGAGTGCACCGCTGAACGGTACGCAGTTCTTACCTGAAATACTACCACTTGCGAATGAGATCTTCGTCGAACCGACGAAGATCGGTCCTGATATCCCAGAGCTCGAAGAAGAAACGAGCACAGGAAACGATCCTATGCTACCCGTGTAGATGAACGAGAAAGGAGTGGAAAATGACGAGTTATCGTAGACGCAAGAAAAGTAAGAAGCCGTTCCAGGATTGACGAGGGTAGAGATCTCAGTAGAATTCGATCCAGAAACCATCCTGAAATATGCCCGAGATCCTGAAAAGTATACTGAGTAACCATCACCCGAACCAGTGACCTTCTGCGCAAGCACCATCACAGCAGACGATCCTGTGAGCACTGGAGGAGGGATGCACCAGAACTCCAAAGAAAGCGAGCTAGTTCCAGGACTCAACATTCCCGTACGAGCAACGCCTGAGTCGACTCCCACGTCTTCACAAAGAATGTATGACGAAGAGATCTGAGAATCAAATCTTATGTGACCTGATCTCTTTGGCCATGTATCTAGCACATGATTCTGATATCCATCGAGATCGTCGATGAATGCCTGTCGATCTGCCCTCGTCCCGTCATAGGGATACTCGTTGAGTATCTTCTCTCCTGTTATGTTGAAGTAATCAAGGGCAGAGTTGAAGAAGACGAAGTTCGCAAAATTCGAGTAGTCAACACGAGGGATGACCTCGCTGAATTTTCCAAACCTGTCGACGATGTACTGCTGCTCCTCAAGTTTACTCGACAAAGAATCGAGGCTTTGGGGAGGACTAGCGACGAGCTCTTCAGGTCGTCGCAACTTCTCATCGAACAATGAAAACAGGCGATCAGACATGCTCAGACAACCTTGAACTTGAAACCATTGTCGAGTATCTGACGCTCTCCATCGATATCAAACAGGAAAACGATCCTGTAGACATTTCTTGGCGGAAGGGAGCTCATGAAAAATCGAAAGTAGTTTCCGTCCTTATCGTATGACAATCTCGTTGTCTCGATGCTACCTGTTCCAAAAGGGACCACGACCTCATCGGTGCGGTCGTTATCGATCCTATAGTAAGCCTTGGTCACAACGGATCCAAGTGGCCCCGATGATGACGTGAGCACAACAGCAGGGTTGTAGTTCCTGTCTCTGACGTATAGCTTCAACCGAGGAACATCGTCCTGTGAGTACTGATCCTTGAGATTTGAGACGTTCACGAAAAAGACATCCTGACCGAGAGAGACTTGGGAGAAATTATCGGTCGGATGAAATGTCCCTGTCAGGTACGATCTTGATCCTGAGAACCAGATGTCATGAAAGACAGACCCTGAGTACGACCCCGTGGAAAGAAGGAAACTGGCGCTGTAGACACCTGGCATTCCCGTGTGAGATCCGGTGACAGTCATGAGCGTCCCGCTCAAATCACCGATCGAGACACTCAGGCTACCTGTTCCGATCCCTGAGATGTCAGCGTATGCTCCCTTCACTCTGTTATACAGGTAGAGTGAACAGGTGTTATCGAAGATGAAGTTGTTCCTATCGTCCTTGATCGAGTCATCCCAGCTTGCCTCAAGATACGGGACCCTGTCTCCAAAGTGGGTCTCGCGTGAATGAAACATCTTGATGAAGTAATCAGCATTGCCCGTCTCAAGAGACGATGACATCCTGACCAGGAAACCGTTGTTCGTCACGGTCCCAGACATCCAGCTCTGGACGATGGGAGTCACATCAGCGACGATGTCCTCATCTCCGATGTCAAAATGGATGATGGACGATGGAGAGCTCAAAAAATCTCCCCCTGGAGTCGACCAGGCAAGGTTCGATCTCGCGTTGATCCAGTTGGCAAAACCGATGTCTGAGAAGTCGTCGTTATCCATCCCCCGACCCTCGTCCCATGAACGAGCGAGTGGAAGGATCTCCATGTCAAACGACGACGGCAGTGTCTGATCATGTCGAGCGTTTTTCAGTCTCAGCTTGTACGTGAGGTTGGAAGGAGCCTGATGACTCGCCGTCAGACTCGAGATCTGAGAGAGATCGAACTTCATCAGAATTCGAGCAAGACTGCCGCTCGTTATTCCAGCCGATGAACTTACAGGAGCGACCACGAAACAGTTCATTATCTCAGAAGATCCAAAGTTAGACGCCGTCTGTGGGACACCCCCAACTTGGAAATTGGTGATGAATGTGTCCTGCGATGGAAAGATGCGAAAGATCACTTGCTTTCTCCCACGATGTCCTTGACAGGATTCTTCACTTCAAAGATCGAATTGTCAGGACAGTATAGTATGTTGTTCGATGTTGCTGCCGCCACATCAAATGTCACCTGAGAGTATGAGAGACCGTTTGACTGCAGACCGACGATGTTCCTGAACCCCAGCTGATAGACCGAGATAACTCCGAGGACATCCTGGATCCTAGATTGCAAATCGGAGATGATGATCGGCTGTCCGATCTGCCACCTATCAATGTCAAAATAGTCCTGGATCGTCTGCAGGCAGGCAGCGAGCACCTGGACCTTGTTCATCTTCGGTGAAGTGACGACTCCGAACTGAACTCCTAAATTGATGATGTCACTCTCGAGAATGTTGATCCCGTCGGTGAGCATCCTGAACTGAGAAAGGTACGTTGAGATATTGTTCTTTAGGGTCGAAGTGGCCTGGGTCAGGTGTCCATCAGGATCCTTCGCGAGCAGGTGTAGATCGAAAGCGAGCAGGCTCACTGTGTCTCTCTTGACAGTGACCTTCTCAGGTTTTCCGAACCTCGCAGGAAGGGAGAGGACTCGAGCTATCACGTCCTCTCGAGTAACCACCCTATTCTGGGCCGCGAAGAAGGCAGCGCTGTTCGCCTTGATCTCTGCCACCGATTCTTCAGGAGCACCTCCATCGGTCCTGCTCACGTTAGTACACTCGAGAGAACCGATCACTGATGATTTCTTGGCAACATCGAGACCAGTCGATGAAAAATCCAAGACTGCCTCATTCACACTCTTGATGGATCCTGGAGGGACATTCGTCTGCGGTCCTCCTCCGACTCGATATGAGACCGTGATCGTCGTATTAACAGGACTCAATCCCAGAGTCCTCGTGCGCAGGAAATTCTGTGGGTCCAACGAAAATGACGAGAACGTCCGTCGACCAGCGAGCGGTAAAGACAGATCGGCAAGGTTCGGCACGAGTTCATCGTCAAAGCTGATCCCGTCTCCAGAACCGAAGATGATGCTCGTCTTATTGGTCGTCGGATCCCTATCGGAGATGAATCTCCGTGGAACTGTCTTGAGTCTCAAGACGTAGGGGACAATTGAATTGTCGTCGTTCACGTTCGTCGTCTGATCGAAGACTGTCTCCTGTGCCAGGTAGTTCACTTCAAACCACTCATTCCCGTCACTGTCAAACACGGAAATGATCTCGATGACATCTGATTCAGGAAGCTCAACCTGAAAGAACTGCTGAAAATCGGAGACAGATGTCGAAAATGTCTTCGTCTCTCCTGCGACAACCTGCACATCTTTCCTGATGGCGAAAAATGTCGGAAGACCAGTAGTGCTATCGAACCGTGATCCTGTCACGAACCTATTATCGGAAGGAGATGATGCACTGAACTGCACATCGTCGAGTGTCTCAAAAATCGTCCCGTTAGGACCACCGATCTTGGCTCCCTTTCTCAAGATTGGAGAGTAGAGATCGTCTGGGACACGAGAACCGAGCTGGGTCGTCGCAGGAACCTCTATGAAGAACGATTCTACACCGCTCGCTGCGCGTTTTCCAGAGGGACGATATCCCCTGCTCTTAGCATTCGAGACAATCGATTCGATCTGTCGAGATGTCTCATCTCTCAGCTCGTTAAAATTCTGATCGATGTAGAAGGCAAGAACATCTCCCACGAATGACTGAAGCTCGAGTATCGCCATTCCCGGTGAGCTCTCATTGAAATCCTGAAAGACTCCGCTGTGATGAGCCTGAGAAAACTTGATCAGATCAGACTTAAACGATCTGAAGTCTTTGTTCAGGTATTTTACGCTCTTGTCGAGAACAAAATCAGTTGCCATTTACTCCTCACTGTGTTATGCTGACGTCAATGGCAGAGAACAGGTCGGGCCTTCCATGAAGACTAAATTTCACGTGTACACCTATCGCGTGCTCGACAAGACTCGGATCGTCTTCCTGAAAGAGGACGACAAGATCATCGATGTTTACGAATGGCATCCATTTCGAGATCTGCGAGTGTATCCTGTCAGAGATCTTCTCACGAAGAATGTCTCCGGATTCCATCTCAAAAAAGAACTCGATGAGGTTGCATCCGAAATTGGCATGCATGACCCTCTCTCCCCAGTTCGTCAACAGCAGCGACTTGATGTTTTCCTTTACGGCAGAGATCTGATCGCTGGTCGTCTCGAGATATCCAAGAGAACCAGTTGTCTTAGAGAAAGGAAATGTGAATCCGATCGGTGGCATCCTATGTGACTGGAAGTATCGAGACAATTGACGCAGGAGGAATCGTGGTCGCGGTCACAGTCAACAGCGTTGTATACTTATGGAGTATCTTGGAGATTTTGTCTGTCGCATCCTCGAGAGACTGCGGTCCTTCCGACAACATGCTCGAAATCTCTGGGGCTATTCCTGCTAACGGAACAGGGATCGTGGGATTTATCGGAATGAATCCCGGACCAGTCCAGACGACAGGAGTCCAATACGCAATGAGTCCCGGTGCCCATCCCGTCATCAGAGGAGCGATGAGCGCTGAGGCGAGGACTGACTTGATGCCAGGAGAGACTATCGAGAGTGTCCCGGCGGTCGGAGATCCCGAACTCACGTAAGAATCGTACGCATCAGCGAGAGAGTTTGCGACAACGATAGGTATGTTCGGAGGATCCCATGCGATGTTTTCCGGATCCTCATTGAACGTCTTCTGAAGAGCCTGTATCAGGCTGCTCTTGAGCGTGTCAGAAGAGAGAGCCACATCTCACTTCACTTTTGCTGTCTGAGAGCTCAAAAGGATGTCGGTCATAGGAACTACTGGGGGAGATGTGTTACCGACAGGAGAGATGTGCGCGTGAGCATTAAAGAATGTCATGAATGCATCACCCAGGATCAACCTATCGATCGCTCCTGGACCCAGCTCAATGTTACTTCCGTCGACAGTGATCTTGTCAGAGCTCATCCTGATGCTCGAGTTTCCTATCTTGATCGCACACTGATCTCCATCGAGATGAATGTAGTTGTTCCCTCCATCCATGAAGATCTTGACAGATTTCCTTCCACATACACGGACAGCATCGCTCTTCATTATCACAGCAGGCAGAGAATTATCTGGAGACTCGAACGATGAATCAAGGTTCGTATCGACGTCGGTCTTCATCGACAGATAGAGGTACGATGAGTCCTGAGTGACGTCAGGATTTCCATCACGGTCTTTCCTACCGACGACAAGATGGATCGCTCCAGCGAGCTTTCCTCCACCAGCCGATCCTAAGTGACCCAATCCATCATCTATCTTGGCAGGACCATGGTTGGCACGATCTGTTCCCAAGATGATCAGTGAGTTGTTCGAACCCTGAAGGGTGTAGTCACCGACCCTCCTGATGAAAGAGGGAACGTTCTCTTGGACGATGTCAAATTCCATTTGGACTCATGCGAAGAGAGAACTCAAGTTTCCTCCGACCTTCGACTCTCCCGCGTCTTCGTCAGTCTTGAGAGGATGAGGATCTGATCCGACATCCCTGCTGTCATCGAACTTGTTCGCGAGCGAATTAGAGGCAGGATCTTTGAAAGAATCCTGTCCTCTGAAGAAATTAAAATTCTCCTGACCTGGAACCTTTCCGACCCACAATCCGTGCTCCATCTCGATATCTTCAAACATCACATAGACATGCTCTCCCGGCTTGATCGGGATCGACATGTGCTCAGGAAAAAGGGGCCAGAACACCCTCAACCTGTCATCTGTTATGAACTGATCAGAGCCCTCGCTTATGATTCGAGCTTTGATGCTGTTCTTCGGATTGACAGGACCGATGTTCGCGACAAACTCGACGCTCTTTCCGTCAAAGACGTGTGACACTTTTCCCTGTCCATCAGGATTCTCAAGGAGTCCGCCTATGACATCCACAGCAGCGACAGTCGCTCGAGACAGAAGACTTGGATTTTCACCTCGACTCTGAAGAAAACCCTGAGATGACTGTCTGATTACTTCAGAGAGAAAGAGCTCAGGCTTGAAAAATTTCTCCTTATATTGTTGTTCCTGAGACATCGGGAATTGCTCCCACGAGAAGAGATCCTTGGCCCCTCCTCTTCAGTTCTTCGTATAGGATCGAACACTCAAGACGCAAGTTTCCGATCTTTTGGACCTTCGGTCCGACATCCTTGAGCAAGGAATCGATCTCAAAAAGTATCGTGGAGAGTCTCGAACGTATTTCGATCAGATCGACTTCTTCCAAATGATCTGACATTTGATCTAGTTTCCTGAAGCTTGATCGATCACGTCAAAGATGTTCTCGCGATCAGAATTCTTGAGACCATGGTCTTTCTCTGGATCTGACTTGGAGTTGGTCTTGAGAAGCTCAATGAGCTGGGAGTTCGATTTTATCATGCACTCCTGCAATTTGGCGATGTACTCGACAGAGGCAAGTCCTGCCAGATCATCGTCCTTTGTCACGGAACGCAATGAATCGATCAGGTTCTTGATCCTGCTCCGATCTTCTCGAACATTGTCGTAGATCTCCTTGGAAAGACCCACAGTGTCTCCGGAATTATTGTCTCCCTTCATTGAATTCATTGTTCCACTCTACGTAGAGATCTTTGATCTTCTTGAGACTGGTGACCACCTGCTTTGTCGAAAGCCCTGTGAGCTCTCTCAGATAAAGGTACACAGCCTTACGATTATAGATAGTGACCAGATCGGAGTTTCCAATGAGGAAGATGACGGCCTCGAGTACCTGACGCTCGGTGGTCTTCTTCAGTTTCGATTTCCACTGACTCATTCCCTCCCCAAATTTCACCCACCTCTCCTTGTCGAGGAGAGAATCTTCGTAAGGTTGCACGCTGAAGTTCGGATCTTTCCTGACCACCTCGTGATCAATGTCGTAGTGGAGTTCCACTTCGAGCTGAATCTTTCTCTTCCGCTCCCTGATCTTCTGGATGAACCAGTTCTTGGCGACGACATTGAAGTAGGAGAAACCCTTCGTGCCTTGATCTGAGTTAAAACGAGGAAGTTGCTCATAGAGATTCGCAAGACAGTCTCTCTTCAGGGTATCGACATCATCAAGATTGAAGAATCCATACACGTAGATCAGGTTCTCGATCAATTTTTCAAATGCTGGTCTGATCCCATCATTGAACAATCGATGCTTCTCATCTCCCAGTTGGGCTTCGATGAAAAGCTTGATGTATCGATCGGTATCTTTCGTGAAATAATCTGACATTCAATCTCTCTTTCACACGACGACTGGCGGGTTTTTCGAAACCTCCCTGGTTTTGGGACGAAGATCCCTGTTTGATGCTTCTCCCATCCTCGACACATATTCCTTAAGTCTCGAGTTGATGATCATCATGTTGTGATGAGCTGTCTTCACTTCTTGAACGTCTGATAAGACAGGAGTTCGACTCAACTTATCAAAAAACTCGATATTGACAGCGATATCATCTACAAGCATCTCAAAGAGACGATCGAATTGGAGCAACCTGGCGAGCAATCTATATGAGATGAGAGACAGAGCAATGACGGTGATCAGAAGAAAACATGAGAAAACGATCAATGAAATGATCGGACTCATGTCAGTCATCCTGGTCAGGAGGACCGTAATTCCTGCCCTTGACATATTTCGATGTCAGACACACGCGATCATTTCTGATCTCAAGATCGACATCTCTGAGAGACTGAGAGATGTCTTTCATGTCTACCAGTCCTCGACGTACAATTTCGACGATTTCCAACAACGTATCTTCTCCGAACTTCATGATTGGACCTCCATTATATCACGAGACAGTCTCATCTTACAACAGCTTGTACCAAAACTTGAGACGACAGAGCTGGCACATTCATTTGCGAACCTCACAGCAGATCTCACGTCATTTCCATTGAGAAGCAACGAGCACGCAAGTGCGGCAGTGTGAGTATCACCGCAGCCTGTCACATCGTTCATCTTTTCATTCATGACAGGAACGGGGAAATCTTCGGTATGAATTATGTAAGATGATTTTTTGGAAGATAAACCACCGTACTGATTCAATTGAGTCGATGATTTTCCCCGGGTGACAATCACGTATTTGAAGATAGATTCCAAGGGATGAGACGAGAACGAAACCTGCGCTGAGTACTCTCCAAGATTAAGTTTCAGAACATCAAAGCCCTTGTAGATGTTGAGATCTTTTCTCTTTGAATCGACGATCTTGACAGAACTCGAAATCAAATGATCGTTGATCGTCTCTAAGATCCTCTTATCAACGGTGCCTTTATCGTAATCAGAGACGACAAGACCATCAAACTTTACACGTGAGCTCAGATCCTTGATGTGACTATTGAGAAAGAGAAGATCTTGATTGAAAAATCTTTTCCTGTTATCTACTCGAGCAAGGTATTTTGAGTCTCCGTCGACAAATCTCGTCTTTACGATCGCTGACTCATGTGGGACTCTCAAGCACATGAGAGTGTTCACATCGAGATCATCCAAGAGCTCCGACGTCTTGTCATCGATGAGACCGCACACCCAGATCTCGATCTCTCCAGAACAGATCGATGAGATGTTATTGACGACATTTCCCATCCCTCCCAACCTATGCACAACATTGACAACATCCCAGATCGGGATTGGAGCCTCCTGCGCATTTCTAGAGCTTGAGACAAAGGAGTATGTGTCCCTGATCATGTCTCCTAGGACAAGCAGTCTCTTTTTCATGATCGTCCGATACCTTCGATGATCTTCGTTGTCGACCACGCGGGATCAAAATCAGAAATGACGACCAGGGCGAGATCAGATCCGACGATTGTGTTTGACCTATAATCTCCACCTTTCACAATGACATGAGGATGAAGAAGCTCGATGAGAGTCTTCGGAGTATCGTCTGAGAATAGAACGACATGATCGACAAATCTCATCGAAAGAAGGATGAGCGTACGAGCGTACTCGTTGAGGATCGGTCTACTGGGACCTTTCAACTTTGAGACAGACGCGTCATCATTCAATCCCACGACAACTGCTCCACTGGGACCTGCCATCTCTCGAGACTTCTGAAGAACTGAGATGTGACCAGGATGGATCAGATCAAAACACCCATTTGTAAAAACGATCCTCTCATATCCTCCCGCGAACATCTTTCGACCATGGGATCGGATGTGCTCACAGGATTTTTCAAGATATCTCGTGTCATGAATCATGAGTTGACAATCTCTTCTATCGTATTGAATGAAAAATCGAAAGGCGTCATACACCTATCGTCGACGTAAAGATGACCGGGAGGCTTTCCGAACATGAGACGATTATACTTGACTCCGTTCTCCTTGAGCCACTCCCGAGTCATCTCACCAAGATTTTTTTCGATCTTATCGATGTCCCCATCGTAACTGTTCATACCACGAGCAGTGAATATCGTAATGTGCCATCCCAGGTCGTACATCGTATTGACCCGATCGATCATCCTCCTTATCGGAGGGGCACAGCGATAAAGAAAGCTGCTCGGCATCTGCATGCAGAGAGTACCATCAAGGTCGATGACAAGCTTCTTGATGATTTCCTTCATGGAGTTATCCGATCACTGCACGTCCTGCCATGGCGAGCCAATCCTTGTCCTCACGGAGTTCATCGTTCCGTTCGATGACAGCCGTGAACATCCGTTCCTTGATACCGAGCTTTCGACAGACGTCTCGGAGGTTATTGATGTCCTTGGGAAAACAATGTCCACCGGCACCCAGCATCCCGTCATGACCCGGGACAGAAGTGTGGCTCCCTCCCACTCTCGGATCGATCGCAGCCAGACCTCGCACGTCTTCAAAATCGATCTTCATGGTCTTGCAGATCTGATAGATCTCATTCGCGAACAGGACCTTCGTCATGAGCATCCCATTCGTGAACAGTTTCACCATCTCAGCGACAGACGAATCGCAGTGAAGGAGCAGAAGTTGACCGTTCTCGACCCTCTTCGGCTGGACTTCCATGAAGTACTTGAGGACGACAGTGGCATCATCGGGATCTCCACCGACGATGATCCTATTCGAGTTCCTAAAGTCGATGACACTGTTCTTCTCTGTGAGAAATTCAGGAGAAAAGACGATCCTCAGCTCAGGATGAGCATCTCTCATCGACTTCGTAAAACCCGGACTCACAGTGCTCTTGATGACGCACACGAAGCTATCAGGATTTCGACCGATAGCATAGGCAGCCTGCTCGATGTCTGAAATGACAGACTGCACGATCCCCGTGTGACAGCTGCCATCGCTCACGCTCATGGGAGTGGGAACGCAGATGAAGATGACCTCAGCAGATTTCACGAGCTCGTTCAGTGTTCCCAAGTTCGGAAATGCACGATCATAGAGCTTGATCGTGCAATGATCCAAGAAAAACTCAGACACGGCCCTTCCCACGTATCCGTATCCGACGACACCGATGGTCGCCTGATCGATCTTGAAATCCTCGATGAAATCCAGAGCATTGATGTCAATCATTTCTTCTCCAAAAGATCCTTGAACAGTCCATTGAACCTCTGGGCCTGCACGGCCCACCTCTCTGAGAGAGCGTATTTTCGTGCGCGATCTCCGATGCGATGCCACTCTCCCGTCTGTATCAAGTCGACGATCGACCAGACCCATCCTTCGATGGGTTCCACAATGCCTGTCATCCTATTCTCGATGAGCTCGGAGGGTGTCCCCATCCCAGGAGGATATAGTACAAGGCTGCCGGCTGCCATGGCCTGCCGATGAGCTCGGGATGATGGCTCCATGAAATTGGATGTGTACGGAAGAATACCCGTCTTTCCGAAAAGATCCCAGAGTTCAGGACCATTGTCAATGTTCCCGTGAAACACCACAGCTGGATGTGCGATCCTCTGTCCTGATGAATAGTCAGGATGACAGACGTGTAACCTGAATCTTCGATCGACCTTAAAGAGCTCATGGGCAAGACACAGTGCACTCGATATTCCCCGTCCGGGATCGGACGCCCAGATCATCTCATAAGGATTCTTGTCAAGGCTTGGCTGATAGATATCGGTGTCGACACCCAGAGTCACTCCATCGAGCAACCTATCCTGAGGGAACGATGGTCCCAGCTCCTGGGAGAGATTCCTCTTGTGCCACTTCGGAAAACACAATATTCCGAAAAGCTTCTTCTCGACGAAAGCCTGCAAGACAGATCGCTTCCACTCATCAGAGAAGCTGTGATCTTGACAATTGATGACGTTGATCGCTTCAGGTCGATAGAGCTCAGGAAACCACTTGCGCCAGTGAATGACGACGTCGAACTGGGGTGCGTATTTTTTGTAGTTCTCCTCGTTGTCACACGCGAGAACTCCTGAATTGATCTCTCTTGGTTGAAAGACGATTCCACCGTCCTCATCTCTATGATTGATCGTATCTCTGTAATCGACTGTCGTGATGAGGACGGAGTTTCGACCATCTCGAGCATAGTAGTAAGGAAGCTCGAGATGACACTTATTGAACATGTCTCGATATCCAGGAGAAAGCTCCTGATACTTCCTCTTCACTCCGACGAAAGCGATCCTCATCGATCCAGCGCCTTCCTGTACCACTCGATAGTACGCATCATGCCATCATCGAAACTAGTGTCAGGCTGCCAATTTGTCAATTTGAAGAGACGAGAGCTGTCGATGCACTGACGTTCGATCTCCTTGAAAGTCGCCCCTCTCTCGAGGATGGTCGGCTCGAGATCTTCTCGACCCATCAAGAAGCAAATCCTCCTGATCACATCGATTATTTTCAAGGGACCGTTTCCACCGACATTGAAGACATTCGGTGCGAGGTCATCTGAGATCTTCGCTACATGATCATATCCTCGGATGACATCGTCGATGTAGATGAACTCCCGCTCCATGTTCTCGATGTCGGCATAGAGGATCGGTCGCTTCCCCTTGATGATATTGACGATCGTCTTGGGGATAAGCCTCGAAAAATTCCAATCTCTCGGACCATAGATGTTGCTGCACCTGACGACAGAGATCGGCATATCGTAATTGTGAGCGTATGACCTCGAGATCATGTCCATGCATGCCTTCGAAGTGTCATACGTGTTGAGAGGACGCAGGTCATGCTTCTCAGTGTAAGGAAGATCAGCATGATCACCGTACGCTTTATCGGACGATGCGACGATAATCTTGGAACACTTCCCTACCGAGCGAGCCGCCTCAAGAAGAGAGACAGTACCCATCACGTTTACGTGATACGTTGTCATGGGATCTTGAGAAGATATCCTGACGATCGAGTAGCCCGCGAAATGAAAGATCACATCGATCTCATTGTTCGAGATTACCTCTCGGACGAGATTCATATCGGTGATATCACCCACATACATGTTGTATGTGCCTTTTTCCCGAGAACTCGGAGGAATGTTCCTGATAATTCCGATAATGTTGGCCCCAGAAGAGCACAGGGCTTCGGCCATGTGCGATCCGACGAATCCTCCGATGCCCGTGATGAGCACGTTCTTACCTTCCCATTGTGGAAACGTGAGTTTCTCTACCATGTTACCTCTGACTCTTTGAGAGCCTGTGCTCTCATGTTCCAATTCTGGGAATACGTTTCACCGTTCTCATTTCTCTCGAGATAATTGATCGAATCAAACCCATTTCTCTGGAGATGATGATCAAGTAGTTCTGTCGTGAATGCTGTAAAATGCCAGTTTCCCGGCCTATCCTGA